TTCTTCAAAGGGATAGAGAGTGTCACCGACGAGAACTATAAAGGGATGAACCCTGAACTATTACCTGCACCCGAACTCCTCGCTCTTGCCCAGAGTGGGGCCTGTTCCAAGCCCCAGATGAGTTCTTTCTCATCTAGGTCCTGGGCGGCCTACATTTGGGTGACCGGAGCGATGCACGTACCAGGCCCTAAGCATAAGGGTCGTGAGATCCCTCCCAATTGGGGAGAGTCTCTTCCGTGGTATCTGCATTATTGCGGTCAATATGAGGGGACTAAGTCTCTCTGGACGAAGATGGAGGCTGTGGCGTCATATGACCCCACAGGGTATCCATTCGCGGGGAGACTAGCGACCAAGTTGGAGGCGGCGGGTAAGGTTCGTGTGTTTGCCATGGTTGATTATTGGACTCAGGTTGCCCTGAAGCCGTTGCACGATAGTATCTTTGCTTTGCTAAAGGAGATACCTAGCGATGGAACTTTTGATCAGCATAAGCCTGTTAAGGCTTTGATCAAGAGGAACAAGACTGGGTATTTAGCAAGCTTTGATCTATCTGCAGCGACAGATCGGCTTCCAGTGCGGATCCAACAATCAATCCTGGCGGTGATGTTTAACGCTAACTTTGCTCAGGCCTGGAAGTCCCTGTTGGTGGATCGCGAATACGCGCTTCTACCATCGGTTAGGGATCGTCCGGACGATCCGATTCATCTTTATGATGAATCATCGCGTTACCGGTACGCGGTTGGCCAGCCCATGGGGGCTTACTCGTCTTGGGCAATGTTAGCTCTTACGCATCATGCGATAGTTCAGTTTGCTGCTTTTAGAGCAGGTGTAGATGGTTGGTTCAAGGACTATGCTGTCCTTGGTGACGACATCATCATTGGGAACGAGGATGTCGCGAAGCACTACTTGAGGGTGATGGAGCTCCTGGGCGTTGAAATCGGATTAGCGAAATCTCTGATTAGTATGAATAAATCAGGTGAGTTCGCGAAACGATTTTACCGCTCCGGTGTGGACGTCTCCGGTTTACCATGGAACTTGTGGCTTATGTCTCAGCAGTCGCTGAGTGCATGCGTCGCAATGTGCCAATGGTTAAACCTGGGATGGACTCCCACATTATCTCAAGCAATGGCAGCATTCGGTGTGGGGATGAAGAACATGGCTCGGTTAGGTTCAACCTGGGAAACCCTTCCTAGGCGCCTGGCCGCGCTATTGGTCATCATCTCCCACCCCGATTCTAAAACTGCCTTCTCTAAGGCAAACTGGCTTGAATGGGTCGGTTGCCGTGGTCCTCTTCTCCCCCAAATCTGGGGGGATGAGGCGTCGACCTGGGTCTCCCCATGGATGGATTCGCTCGTTGAGCTAACCAACCAATGTGAGGAGGTCCTAGATCGGCGACACAAAGATGTATTCTTTTCAGAGTTTACGTCTTCTGTGGACCCGGTAGTCCAAGGGATTCTTGCCCGTACCAACGCTGAGTTGGTAGTCTTAGAGAGGCGGATTCAGGTAGTCCGTGATACCATAACCCATTTCCATCGACTCGGTATTTCTCTTCAGGCGCGGCAGATTTCTGCCGTTATGTATCAATCGATACATATGCTAGAGAATTCGGTGGCGCGGATTCCTCTCCCAATCGCTGAGCTCAACCGAGCTCGCGAGAAAGAGTTGGAACCACGTTTCTCCGATCTCTACCGTCTATGGAAGAATATTCGCGCTCGAGGATCAAGTACCTTTGGTCTCGGGATACCGGAAGGTATCCCACGGATACGTCCTTCCTCAGCTCCTTATCCAAAGGAACTAGAGGTTGATTAGGACGGCCGCGACTTCTGGTCTATACTACATCCACTGTCACCTATTGTTGGTGAGGTAATGGCTTACCAGATTTGTGATAAGTTGTAGTACCCAGATGTTCGCGTTACCGTTACGTCTTCCTCGACCTTCTTTTACAACTCCTGTAATAGGTAAGAAGTTGTTGTCCATACATCGGGAGTGATCCCGGTGTCACTGGCCCTCTTCTGGTGAGGGGAGGTGGAGGCGAACGTGGAAACTGAGATACGGGTTATTTGGTTAAGATGGGGGTATGACCTATCCTTCCAAGGTATTAGCAACACCTTGGACCCCCGGGAGGGGGGCTAATCCTTTTGACGCACTCCTTACTGCCTCTCAATTGAGGTGGAGTCACTTGACTCTTCCAATAAGGTTGAGATTGCGTAAGGATTAAAATATAGTGAGCATGTTTCAGCTCTGTCAGGGCCGG